GGAATTTTAGGTGATTTTGTTGGTGGCAGTCTTTATGATGCTATTGTTGGACCTGGAAAAGATGCTTCAGAAGAGGGGAAACAACCAGAATTAGAATTCAATAATGGTGGGACGATACCTGGTCCAAATGTTAATAAAGATATTGTTCCACTTTTAGGAACTCCTGGTGAAAAAATTATTCCAAAAGAAGAAAGTAAAAGATATGGACCTTTTATTGACGATATGATTTATAGTGGAGGACAACTTTATCAAAAGATGATAGATGCTCTTAAAAAACAGGAGCAAAATAATGAAATATTTAAATCGGCAAATGAAAAATTTGAAACTGTTTTGAAAGATTATGATGATTTTGTTAAAAAAATTAAACTTAAAGAAACTAATCCCGAATTGTATGAAAGCATTTATGGTACTGGTGGAGGTAAATCACTCCCAACTTCAATGCCAAGAATGAATATTAATAATTTAATGAAACCATTATCTAAATCTAATGAACCAATGGACTTTGTTGGTGAAATTAATGTCAATCTTAGACAACCAAGAATGGTGACAAAAACTTTAACTAAATCACCAAGGTCTTCATCAACAATATCTGTTTTACCTCCCATTCAAATGGGGGGATCTGGTGCTCAACAGGTTTCTTCAACTATGAGTAATGAATCTGCTGATGGTGGTAGTTCATTACCAATTGTTGATGCTGAAGATCCATCTAATTTTTATATTGGGTATGCGATGATGGAATTGGGAATATATGGAGGTTGATAAATGGAAGATCTAAAAACAACTCCTTCTCAAATAGAAAAATTAAAGTTAAATGTTACTAATATTAAAAGTTTTTTAACTGATTCTAATAGTAAAATTCGAAGAATTGATGCTAAAAAAAGTTTATTAATTAGTAAGCAGGTTGAAGAGAAAAAAAGAATTGAGAAAGAAAAAAAGATAGAAACAAAAACTGAATCGAAATTAGGAATCGGGACAAAAATTTTAAAAAATCTCACTGGAATGGTAAGTAGTATTAAAGATCGTATTTTAAATTTCTTTGGATACTTACTTCTTGGATTTATTATAGAAAAACTACCCCAAATTATTGATAATATTTCTTCATTTTTAAAAACTGTTGGACCAGTTGTGACTGGTACAATTGCTGCATTTGGGGCAATAGCAACTGGAATAGGATCTGTTTATAATAGTATTTCTTCTATTTTCAATCCAGAAAGTTCTAAAAAAAATATAGATCAATCTGAAAAAGAATTAAAGAATCTCGATCGTGAGATGGGGAATAGTGATGAGGTGACAGTTCCAAATATACCTTTTACTCCTGTAGTTCCTGGATCGATGTATCCAGCAACAACTCCTTCAGAAATTTCACCTCTACAATCATCTCCAGTATCTTCTCAACCTATTGCTGATTCCAGTAATAATTTAAAAATACAAAAAAGAAAAACAGGAGGTTCTGTTAATTCACAATCTCAAGCAAATCAACAACCCAAAAGGTCTTCTGTTGGAAATGATAAAACTAATCCTATAAAGTTATTCGCAAAATCATCTAATGAAAATTCTGAAAGTATTAAAGTATATGATAATAATATAAACAAATTTGAAGAGATAGTTAAAGTCTTAAAAGGACTAAAAAAATTTGATGGTATTTTAAAACCAAATAATGACGATTTGCCCCCTGGTCCCCCTGGAGAGAGAACTCCATTTGATCCATATTCTACTCCAATTGATGTTGATAAAACTGAGGTTATAGGAACTTTAGGATCTACCGGTCAAAGCACTGGACCTCATATTCATATTGAAAGTTATTCAAAAGGTGGAGAGGCAATACCAGCAAACGTTAAAAATAATATTCTAGTTAGTGGTGTATCAATGACTAGAAGACTACGTTTTGAATCACCTATTGGATGGAGAGAATCTACTCAAAGTTATCATGCGGGAGAAGATTACTCTGGAGAACCAAACCAACCAATTTCATTAACTGGTGGATTGAAATATGTTGGATATGTTAAGATGGGTACAGATGATCGTTTTGCTGGATATGGAAATGTGGTTGTTATTCAAGATAAAAATGGTAAAAAGTATTTCTTAGCACATTTAAATTCTGGTCCTAGAAATGAAAAAGAACTAGTAAAACGTCAAATTCAGCAAAAAGATCCGGTTGCTTCTAGTGCTTCTGATTTACTTAAAATTCTTGAAAGACCCGGAACTTCTAATCCTAGAATTTCTCCAGTAGAAAGATCAAATGGCGCTCGTCCAATATCAGTGCCACTTGGTGAATTAGAATCGAGAATTCTTATTCAACCTGTAATAGGACCTGGTGGTTCTGGATATGGAAATGGAACTCCTCAATCTAATCAACCACAACCATTGTCTTCAATTTTTGACTGGAATAATAGAGGCAAGTCAAATCTACTACAGGGGATACCATAATGTTAGAAGCACAAGAAGTTAAGTATGAAGAATTTAAAATAATTTCGCAGGACGGTTCAAATGCTGTAGACATTTATAGTGGTAAATTTAGAGTTATAAGTTTTAATTATTATGAAAATATACTTTCGCCATATATCACAGGAAATGTAGTTATTGTAAGTACAACAGACGCTGCTAAATCTGCTGAGGATACTCAACAAAGGACAGGATCTTTATATAGTTTTCTTCCTTTAAGTGTTGGTTGTATTATTATCGCAAAAATAAAAGCCGGAGTTGGACAACAAGTTAAATCATTAGATTTTTCAACAGATTCATTTAAGAGACTTTATGTTACGGATGTGACTATTTTAGATAAAAATTCAACTAGTGAAACAATTATTTTAAAATTTGTTTCTAGAATTGCTTGGTTAAATGAAACTACAAGAGTTACAAAAAATTATAAAGGAAAAATAACAGATTCAGTTCAAAAAATATTAAGAGAAACACTTACGATTGATCCTAAAAAAATTTCTATAGACCCTTCAGCAAATTCATATTCTTTTTCTGGGATGAGAAAAAGACCATTTGATTTGTTAATAATGTTAGCGAAACAAACAGTTCCTGCGAGTGTTTCAAACCCAGGATATTTTTGCTATGAAACAAAAACAGGATTTAAATATATTTCTGCGGATAGATTAATAAAACAACAGATGTATCCTATTCCGTATGAATATCGTGGTAACGTACAATCTTCGTTCTCTTTAAAAGATTCTTCTAATAATTTTAAAATTCTGTCTTTAACTACTAACAAAGATCAAAGTCTTTTATCTCAAATTAGATCTGGAATGTATGCTACTAAAAATATTTTCTTCAATCCATCAAATTTACAATTCACTGAGATTGATATTTCTGTAGTCAATGATCCTAAGTTTTCTTCTCTTGCCAAAAAACCAAAATTACCTGGAATATTAGCATCAGATTTTAAAAGAGGAAAAAAATATCATCGAGTACAAACCGCAATTTTAGATGTTGGAGCAAATGAAGCAAATCTTGGAATTAATAATAGCCCAGAATTATACTATGCTGCTGGAGTAACAAGATATAACATATTATTTTCACAGTCGCATTCAGTTACTGTCCCATGTAATCTAGATTTAGATGCTGGAAATAAAATAAAATTAAACATAGAAAGCACATCATCGAATAAAGAACAAGGAATTGATGAACGCCAGAGTGGAGAATATATAATAAAAAGTCTTTGTCATCATTTTGAACCATATAAAGCTGTCACTTCAATGAATTTGATTCGTGATTCGTATGGATTACACTTTACTAAAAGTAATTAATGGACTCTCTTTCTTCTTCTAGTTTTAATTTTTATGGATTAGGAACCAATGAATGGATTGGTATAGTATTGTCTTTTGATTCTCAGAAAGAACAGTTAACTGGATTGAGTGGATGGGGGTGGAGATATAGAGTTGCCATAATGGGATTTCATCCAAATGATACTACAGTAAAGGATGAAGAAATTACACATGCCATATGTGCTCTTGGAACATGTGATGGTTCTGGTGCTGGTGGGAGATCAAGAACTCCAAAAATATCAGCTGGGGATGTTGTTTTAGGAAAATTTTTGGATGGTGAAAAAAGACAAGTTCCCATGATTACAAATGTTCTTGGTAGAACTTCTGGCATTAGGTATGGATCTGGAAGATTTGAAGTAAAGAGTGGTTTTACTAAAGATCTAAAACCTGGTGGACTTGGAAGTCAAGAATTTAATCAAAATGATAATGTTGTTTCGGGAAAAACGGTGAAACAACAACCTGCAAAAGGAAATGAAAAAAATATACAATCGGATAGTAAAAGGTCTACAAAATCTGTTGTAGAAAAAATAAAAAAAACGACAGGTATTGTACCTGGACAAAATATTGGTGGTGTGCCGAAACCATTACCTCCTCAAATTGATACAAGTGCTCCTTTAGGATCTCCTGAAAATCCTGTGACAAATTTAAGTGATTTGGATAAAACAATTTCAACTCCACCAGCTGGAAGAAATGGAGCAGTAAGAACAAATGTGGTTCCTTCTCAAGAACAAATTGATCTCGCTCGTAAAAATAATCGAGTATTCTCTCCATTTAAAGACGGACGTCCAGGTGGAATATTCAGAGATGGTCGGTTTGGATGAATAAATATCACAATAGGGAGGTAAATATATGAGAGATTTGATAATATTACAGGGTATAAGATATACTAGAGTAAACAATCAATGGTATGAAGTGACTAGTGGTGGTGGAGCAGAACTAGTTGAAAATCCTGTGCTTTTACAGGCTATACTGGCAGAAGCAAAAAAACCAACACCAGCGGCAGTATCAGCGGTACAAGAAACACAAACAATACAAAGACAGGTTTCAGCACCTATATCTATACCAGTAGTACCCTCAGCACCAGTAGTACCCTCAGCAGCAGAAGAACTTAGGTATATAAACGAAGAAGAAAAAAAAATAGTTGCTGGACAATCCTTTAAGATTAATAGTGGGGGAGTTACCTTACAAATTGATGTTGATGAGAATGGGGAATCTTATATTGTAACTAATATATCTACAGGAAAAACTTCTGAACGATTTCAGGGAATTAGTAATGATGTATTAAACAACTGGATTAATCTTTTAGCTCCCGGAGAAACTTTAGGTACAGATGGAAATTCTACAGAACCTAAAATTTTAAAATCCCCATCAGAATCTTTTGTGAATCATGCCAAGGAAATGCAGGAACTTGGTGTATTGGATCCAGAAATTAAAAAAATTGTTTGTGATACTTATCCAGATCTTTGTGCTGAACTTAACTCAACTGTTCAAATACCATTTAATAAGCAAACACCTGATCAATTATTAAAATCTTTAAGAGAAAAGCAAAGACAAAAAAATATTAAGGATGGAAAAATAACTGCTACTTGTCCAGCATTATCTGATACAACAGGTAAAACAATTATTCTTGCTGATCCATGTAAAGATAATTTTTTCGCAAAACTTGAAGCATATCTCACTAACTTTTTTGATAAAATTACCAAAATTGGTGGTGCGATTGCTAATTTTGGTGAGGATTTAAAGATAACAGTTAAACTGATTGGAGATGCTGCTAGTATTTTTATTGGAAAATTGGTATCTGGATTAACAAAAGCAATAAACAAATGGATTAGTCAGGGTCTTGCTTCGTTAACACAGCGAATTTTTAATACTATTTCTTTACCTGGTCAAGCAATGTTAAAACTTGTTGGAATAGAAAAAGATCTTTTAAATCCAGTAAAGGCACTTAACAAAGCCCTTGCTTGTTTAACATCAAAAATTACACAAGCATTAACAAGTGTGGTTGAAGATTTACTTATGGGAATGGTTAGAAATGTTTTAAATGTTCCTACCTGCGCTGTCCAACAATATATTGGAGCATTAACAACAAAAATAATTAATTTGATTGATTCTGCTGTTACTCCATTACTCGGACCCATTCAAAAGATTCTAGAGGTTGTTTTTAATGTCAAAAACTTTTTAGTTGGAGCAGTTAAAACAATTAGGAAAATTTTGAGTTTTCTTAAATGTGGAGAAAAAGAGGAATGTCCACCAAGTCGAAAATATAAAATTGATAAGGGTTTATTAAAAGATAAAGATGAAAATGAACAGGATGATTTAATCGGAAAAATTTCTTCTGGAAATGCGTTATCTCAAGGGACAGAAAATCTTATTAATGACTTTGAAAGGCAATATGGAAAATGGAATATATTTGGATCTAAATTGAGTGATGTTGGTGATCAAGGTATTGGAGGGTCTAATTGTAATTCTGGTAATGTCTTTGAATGTGGCGGACCAAAAGTGAAGTTCTTCGGTGGTGATGGTGTAGGTGCAGCAGGACAAGTTATTCTTGGCAAATTTATGAATGAATTTGATACTCAAAATATTGGTGGGGACATCAAAAGAACCGCGAGTATTATTGGTGTAGATCTTGTAGATCCTGGACAAGAGTATACAGAAGCTCCTTTTGTATCTTTTGAGGATAATTGTGATCAGGGATATGGAGCTTATGGAAGAGCAATTATTGATACCAATATAAATTCTCCAACATATGGACAAATTAAATCTGTTGTAATTGATAGTGAAGGTGAAAATTATCCAATAAACTTACCTGAACGTACCGGTATTCAAGATAATTTGAAAAATGATGATGTTTATATCAAAGAAGTTTTAGTTGAAAATTCTGGAACAAATTATCAAGATGATGATACATTAGAATCAGAACCGAAAAAAGATGATTTAGAAATAACAATAGAAAACGGTAAAGTTTCTAGTGTTACTGTTACAAAACTAGTTAGATATTCTGATCTACCAAAACTAAATATAAAGACAGAGACTGGATATGGTGCGGTATTAAGACCAATTATGACAACAGTAAAACCAACACGTGCCGAAAAAACAGAAATTGCTCAACAAATTGCTCAACAAATTGATTGTATTACACCATGAGCGAGTATCCAAGATATCTAGAGTCCTTTGGACCAAAATTATATGTTGAAACTGGAAATGAAGTTGTGGGATATGCTGGAAAAACAGCATATCAATTAGTTTCAATAAATTCTGATGGTCTAAAATATAATCAAAGTTTTCATGAAGGAAGTGGATTAGCTCGGTTTAATACGGATGGAAAATTTCAGTTTGAATGTGGAGATAAGGTTTCTTCTGGCGATGTAGCATGTTTGTTTACTGCTCACAAAGGAAATATAGAATACGTTGCTGAAAGTGGTTACATAACTCTTAAGGGTAGAACAATAGTTATTGAAGGATCAAAAGAAGTTATTATACAAGCTCCAAATATTAGATTGGGGTATCAAGAAGAAGGAGCAACAAAAAATATTAGATTATTAGGTGATAATGTTGATGCCCCTTATGCCAAAGAAGGTGATTTAGCATCACTTCTCATGCAGAATAGTACTTTAGTTGCTATGTCAAACGCTACTATTTTTAGTAAACCATTTGATATTTTAAAAGCTGTTTTAGAAGCAGGGAGAGGATAATGACAGAATCTCCACAGTTTAGTATTAGACCAGATCAATATACTTTTTCTTCAGGTGAAGACTTTTTTCAAAATGTCCATATCTATGGAACTTTGTATTATGATTATCGGGCAAATGGAGTTCTCGAAATTGGTGATTTAGAGGTTTCTGGTAATTCACTTTTTTCTGGGATAACAACATTTAGTAATGATGTTAATATTGTAACTGGATTAGAAGTTGGCATTCTTACGGTAAGAAAAAAGTTAGATGTGGGTGTTGGTGGCACAATTCTAACAACATCCAGTGGCAATATTGGTATTGGATCAGCAACACCGATTCAAAGATTGGATGTTGTTGGAAATGCTACGATTAGTGGAAATGTTGGACTGGGAAGCACTCAACCAGAACAAAAATTAGATGTTGGTGGTAGTGTAAAAATTAATCAAGATATTTACGATGCTTCAAATAGTCCTGGACCAGTTGGTGGATTTTTAACTAAAGATGCTCAAGGAATTAAATGGACAGAATTTGAACCATCTTTTACTGAGGGTATATTTGTTTATAATGATGGAGTGTTAGTTGGTCCATCTTCATATCGTGGATTAAATTTCCGTGCTGGTGTTAACACAACAGGTGTTTCGACAGATAATGTTCAGGCATTTCAAAGTCTTTTAAGTGCTAATATTGCTGATGTTCGCATTTATGATTACTGGGGAACAACCTCAACTGGTAATATTTACAGAAATTCAAATGTTGGAATTAATAATAATGATCCACAAACAGCACTAGATGTAGCTGGAAAAATTAATGTATTGGGGGAATTGGAAGTTAGTTCTAATGTTCTTTTTAATTATACTTTGGATGTTGATGATGCCACAACACTTAATAATACTTTAGATGTTGATGGTGCCACAACACTCAATAGTAGCTTAGATGTTGATGGTGCCACAACACTTAATAATATTTTAGACGTTGATGGAGCCACAACACTTAATAGTAGCTTAGATGTTGATGGTGATGTAACATTTAATAGTACAACACAATCAACAAATAAAGATACAGGATCATTAATTATTCAGGGTGGTGTTGGAATTGAAAAAAACTTAAATCTAGGCGGTCAAACAACGATTGGATTAGGTCTCTTAGTTGGTGCTGCTACTACACTTAGTAGCACATTGACAGTCGGATCTGCTACTACACTTAGCAGCACATTGACAGTCGGATCTGCCACTACACTTAGTAGCACTTTGTATGTTGGGGCAGCAACAACTTTAAGTAGTATTTTAGATGTTTATGGTAACGTAAAACTTTATAGTTCTACAAATTCTACTGATAAAGATACTGGAGCATTAGTTGTTGAAGGTGGTGTTGGAATTGAAAAGAATTTAAATGTAGGTCAAAATACAAAACTTATTGGATCTCTTGAATTAGATTCGACTTTAATTGATATCAATGGAAGTGTTGCCGCAGGTAAAACTGATTATCGACTCTCTTCCGTAGGAACAGGAGTTTCTTGGAGACCACCTGGAGTACAAACACAAAATATAATTTATGTTACTAAAGATGGCAATGATTCTAATAGCGGTTTATTAGAAGGTGATGCTAAAGCAACAGTTGGCGCGGCAGCATCAATAGCACAGGATGGAGATACAATTTATATACGTCCAGGTATTTACTATGAAAACAATCCAATTGGACTTCGCACAGATGTAACTGTTTCTGGTCAAGATTTAAGACTTGTAACAATTATTCCAAATAATATAAACAAAGATGTTTTTCATGTAAGAAGAGGATGTCTAATTGAAAATTTAAATTTTGCTGGATCAAATATTTCGATTGCACACACTGGAGCTGCCGCTGTAGCATTTCCACCAACACCTTCGGATGTAAGTATTGGAATTGCTCATAGTGCCATAACAGGCTACTTAGGACCTGGACCAGCAACAGAAGGACCAACTGGTAGATGGAGATCTCCATATATTAGAAACTGTACCAATTTTATGACCAAGAGTATTGGTATGAAAATTAATGGAGATCATGCTACAGCGGCAACAATCGGAAATGATCTCAAATGTATGGTTTGTGATTCTTTCACTCAATACAATGAGAATGGAATTGGTGTATCAATTACAAATAGTGGATACGCACAGTTAGTTTCTATTTTCACAATTAATTGTGATATTGCAATCTATTGTGATACTGGCGGATCTTGTGATTTAACCAATTCTAACTCATCTTTTGGAAATTATGGATTATATGCTGTTGGTCTTGGAAGAACAGAATTTACCGCAAGAGTAATTACTGATACTGCAGCAGAAACGGATACTATTAGATTTACTTCTGTTTCCGATCTCGATAATAGTCCAAGAAGACCTTATGATGGTCAATCTGTATGGTTTAAAATAAACCTTAGTAATTATCCAGATGCTGTTGGTGTTGGAACAATTACTTACCCATTAACAGAATTGGATTCTATTACCGTTTTGAACGGTGGTTCTGGATTCAGCGCAAATGCCCCACCAAGTGTTGTTATCAGAGATTTTGATGGTACTTTGCAACCAAAAGGACCTCAAGGCATCATTGCTCAAGCTTCCGCAACTGTAAATGATGCTGGTCAAATTACTGCGATTGATGTTGTAAGTACGGGTAGAAATTATTTACCAACACAAAATATTGTTGTTGATATTGAGGGCAATACTGGATTAGCTACAGCAGTTATGTCTCCAATTTATTATACAGTCTTTGAAGCAACCGCACCAACACCACCAAATCATAGATACGCAGATGCTGTTCGTTTGATTATGGAAAACCTAGATTTTATTGCTACAGAAGCAGTTGATAGAATGCTTTATTATTATAATGTAACTCTTGGAACACCATTCTCAGTACCAGGTGGAAGTCAAGAATGTGTGAGTGACGTAAACTTAGTTTTAAAATCTATAGCATATAATTTACAATTTGGTGGAAATGATGCAACTTATGATGCTGCTAAAATTTATGTAGATAACGCATACTTGGCAGGAGAAGAAGCAGAATCTATCAGAACATATAATTATGCTAGAGATGTTGCTAAACAAATTATTAACAATGTGATAGTGACAAAACAAGGATACACTGGTATTAATGTTTATACACAATTTAGAGATTTAACGATAATTGCTGATCCATCTCCAGCATCTGGTTCTCCTTCAAATACTAATCCAGATTCTTGTACTGATGTTAAAAACTCAATAGATACATTTTTTGCGATTATTACAACCGCTATTGATCCAGCATCTATTCCCCGTCTTCCTGTTTCTAGAACTTCTGGAAATACTGTTGGTATTTCAACAGTGGTATTTAATGAATTTATCCCATATGAATTGTTCCAAGATGATTCTATTGAACTTAGAAGAATAAGTAGAATTTTAACCAGTGGTCACTCATTTGAATATATTGGTACTGGTGTAGATATAAATATCTCGACACCTTTCCAAGGTGCCGTCCCAATTAAAGCAAATGAAATTGTAGCTAAAGATGGAGCCCAAATTCCATTTACTAGCACCGATCAAAAAGGTAATTTTGATATTGGAGCAGGGATTCAAGTAGATCAAACTACATCTACGATTAGAGGAAGAGATTTTAGCAGAGCAATTCAAGCAGAAGTCACACCATTAATACTTGCATTGAGATAATATGGCAGTAGCACCACTAAATAAATTTCTTACAATTGCTGTTCCAGTAGCTCCAGGAGAACAGACTATCTACACAACTCCAGTTGGTGTCTCTGCTATTTTGCTTTATGCTCAAGTTTCTAATGTTGGAGTAAATACATATCCATCAGTTACATTTACTCATAGAAGAAAAAGCTTAGCATCAAAAACTGCTGGAAATACTAGAAATATAAGAGTAGTTAAAGGAGCAGAGGTTCCACCAAATGATGCTATAATTATCATTGATGGAAGATTAGTTTTAGAAAGAACAGCAACAGTATCAGATTCTATTATCATAGCGGGAAATCAATCTGGTACAGTTTCTATATCAAGTTGTACATATGATAATATTACTGGAATTACTACAATAGTAACATCAACTCCACATGGATTTGATGTTAATGACCAAGTAACCATGAGTGGATTGGCTTTTACTTGTCCAGCAAATAGTGGGATTACTACAACAATTTTTCCTTCACCTCAACAATCATTTGTTATTACAAGCATAACTGGATCCGTTGGTACATCAAAAACATTTGTTACAAATTCTGGTGTAGTTGCTGGTATTGCTCATACTTATGTTAGTGGAGGGCAAGTAGCACCGCTTCAAATGGAATTTATTTGTAGTATTCTGGAAAATTCTATAGTCTAATGGCAAGATATTTAACTAATAGAGCCAAAAGAATACCACAATCTGCAATCTCGACTGACAGATATAGATATCTTTCTTTAGATGAAGCTGAACCACATTTAGGTTATCCTGGGGAAAGACCAGTACCACTTTCTCCAAAATATTATAATTTAATCACTGTAGAAAATTCAAAAGATAGTGATCGATATTGGCAAGAAATTGCGCCAGCAAATTTAGTTGATGGTATTAGTGTATTTGATGAGTCATTTTTGGTTGGAACAGCAAATAGTGTTTCTAAATTAAACTTTGTTGGAGCAGCAATATCAGCAACAGCAAGCGGGGATATTTCAACTATTACTGTTTTTGCCCCAGGATCTCCAGGTCAAATCATATTCAACAATGCGAATGAATTTTCAACCGATAGTTTATTTATTTTTAATAACTCTAGTAACTCACTTGGTATTGGAACAACAAATCCAAATGCGAATCTTCATATTGAAGGATCATTAAAATTAACATCCGCACTATATGATTCCAATAATTTAGTTGGAGTTGCTGGATCAATATTAATTTCGACCGGTGCTGGCGTTAGTTGGACAACTTCTTCTGATGCTCTGGGATTTAAAAGAAATGTCTATAATTTTATTGCCACACAAAATCAAACAACATTTACACTTACTTATGAACAAGGTCAAAACGTTGATGTTTACTTAAATGGGGTTCATTTGACACCTAGTGAATATTCTTTAGTTGGTGGAACTACTCTTATTATTAATGAATCTTTAGATGCTGGAGAAATTGTTGACGTAATCACATATAAAAATGCTGGAGCTCAAGGTGTTCAGGGAACTCAAGGTGTTCAGGGAACTCAAGGTGTTCAGGGAACTCAAGGTGTTCAAGGAACTCAAGGTGTTCAAGGAACTCAAGGTACACAGGGAACTCAAGGTAGACAGGGAACTCAAGGTGTTAATGGAAATTATGGTGGAGTAATATTTTTCTATACATTTACGACATCAACATTTGGTGATTCTGGTCCTGGAAAATTAGGATTCAATAATTTATCAATACCATCAGCAACTCTTCTAAACATTGATGATATTGATGCTAATGGAACAGATATTCAAGCTTTTTTGAGAACAATTGATGATTCTACTTCTACAATTAAAGGTCATTTTACAGTATCTGATAGATTAAATGCTGCTAATTTTGTAATATTTACAATTTCTTCTATAACAGAACAATCTGGTTATTTTGAAGTATCTTGTTCACATGTTCTTGGTAGTGTTAGCTCTTTTTCTAATAATCAAGAATTATGTATTTCTTTTATACGAACAGGAGATAAAGGGACTCAAGGTACACAGGGAACTCAAGGAACGCAAGGTCCCCAGGGAACGCAGGGGACACAGGGACCCCAGGGGACGCAAGGTCTTAGCGGGACTTTTGGTGCCCAAGGTTCTCAAGGAACGCAAGGGACTCAAGGTACACAAGGCACACAAGGCACACAAGGAAGGCAAGGCACCCAAGGTACACAAGGAACACAAGGAACTACAGGACCTCAAGGAACTACAGGACCTCAAGGAACGCAAGGGACTCAAGGTACACAAGGCACACAAGGCACACAAGGAAGGCAAGGCACCCAAGGTACACAAGGTACTCAGGGTACGCAGGGAATAAGTGTTCAGGGATCTCAAGGTGCTCAAGGAACACAAGGTGTACAAGGAAGAGATGGGGCGCAAGGTACGCAGGGTTTAGGCGTACAAGGATCTCAAGGTAGACAAGGAATTCAAGGTCCTCAAGGAACACAAGGTCTCAGTGGAACTGTTGGTGGTATAGGTCCTCAAGGAACACAAGGCACACAAGGCACACAAGGAAGGCAAGGTCTCAGCGGAACTGTCGGTGGAACTGGATTGCAAGGAACTGCTGGATCTACTGGTCCTCAAGGAACTACGGGAGCAACTGGTAATTTAGAGTTTCCCTCTGGGACTGTGATGCTTTTCCAGCAAACATCAGCACCTACTGGATGGACAAAGATAACAGCTCATAATGATAAAGCACTAAGAGTTGTTAGTGGTGGAGTTGGATCTGGCGGTTCTGTATCATTTTCATCAGCATTCTCTTCAAGAACTCCATCAGGTTCTATCAGTGTTAGTGGATCAATATCTGGTGGTTCTATTAATTCTACAACTCTTTCCGAATCTCAAATGCCATCTCACTTTCACTCATTTGCTAACTTCTATTTTGCTGAAAATAATGGTAACTCAGGATTGGGTAATGGATATGCTGGATCCCGTCAAGGAAATGACTATGATAACAATCCATTCGTTATTGGTTGGAATACTAATAACACTGGTGGAAATGGCTCTCACCAACACGGATTTAACCCTCCAACTTGGAGTGGATCTGCTTCATTCTCTGGATCAACTTTAGATTTTAATGTTCAATATGTTGATGTAATTTTTGCCTCTAAAAACTAATAAAATGAAAATATTTACCACTTCCCTTATCAAAATAAATATTTTGAGGATGTCTTAATAAAATGGCAATCCCATTCGAGTTATCTCAAGTTGCTAAAAAATTAACATATACTACCACAGGTGGTGCCAAAGTAGGTATTGGAACAACTGTAGAAATAGATGGTAGTTTAAAATTTTCTGGAGAACTTATTGATAAGTATAATAACGTAGGAACTGCCAGTTCCGTTTTAGTTTCTACTGGTGATGGTGTTAGGTGGATAGATTCTTTTGTTGCTGGTCTTCAAGGACTGGGGGGACCACAAGGAATTCAGGGAATTCAGGGAACCCAAGGATTAAGTAATCAAGGAGTCCAAGGTGTTCAGGGCACTCAAGGAACTCAAGGTACACAAGGAACTCAAGGTACACAAGGAACTCAAGGTACACAGGGAACTCAAGGTACACAAGGAACTCAAGGAACTCAAGGAACTCAAGGAACCCAAGGAACCCAAGGAACCACTGGTACTGCTACTCAAGGAACCCAAGGAACACAAGGAACTCAAGGAACACAAGGTCTTTCTGGAGGATCTGGTGGATCAGGTGCTCAAGGATCACAGGGATTAACTGGATCTAGTATTCAAGGCACTCAAGGTCTTTCTGGAGGATCTGGTGGATCAGGTGCTCAAGGATCACAGGGATTAACTGGATCTAGTATTCAAGGCACTCAAGGAGCAACGGGTTCTGCATCTGCTGTAATTCCTTCTGGATCGGTATTTTTACTTTATCAAGCAAACGCACCTACAGGATGGACAAAGGTTACAACTCAAAATAACAAAGCACTAAGAGTTGTGTCTGGGACTGGTGGAGGTATCGGAGGTTCAACAGTATTTACGAGTGTATTTACATCAAGAACTCCTTCTGGTAGTGTTACAATGTCTAATGCTGCATTTACATTAACTATAAATGAAATGCCATCTCACTATCATGGTGACCCCACCTGGAATGGCCAAGGCGGACCATACGAAGTCCCCACTGGCGCCTATGGATATGATTATGGGGGTCAATCGGCGCCAACTACCTCTACAGGTGGTGGTGGATCCCACACACACGCTAACACAGCATCATTTAGTGGATCAGCATTAGACTTTGATGTTCAGTATATTGATGTTATAATTTGTAGTAAAGATTGATTTTGAAAATTATAGTATGAATGATTCTTTTTATATTAGAAAATTGTTATCTGACAAAGATATTGAACTAATTCTTAATCTTTTATCCATTTCTTCTGAAAAAGATTGGATTGATGGTCTTTCAACAGTTACAAATGGGTCTCATAAAATTAAAAAATTAAAAAGACTTTCTAATTATTCTTTGATTCAAAAAATTCATTCAATTGTAATGAGTTCTTTAGATAATGATAATAAATTTTTAAATTTTACTGTTGCTAAAAGTACGGGAATATCGACAATAACAAAAATGAACGTCGGTGATTATTATCACTTACATCATGATGATGGATTTAATGGACATTATAGTACAACATTATTTCTTTCAGAAAAAGAAATGTATGAGGGTGGAGAACTTTGTTTAAGTATTAATAATGAAGAGAGAAAAATAAAATTAAATCCTGGTGAAGCAATTACTTATAATACTGGTATACTTCATAAAGTAAATACTATAACTTCTGGTGAAAGATTATGTATCGTATTTTGGAGCACTTCCATGATAAATGATCCATGGATGAGAAGTTTATATTCATCATTGTCAGAATCATTAAATTATTTTGATATGAATGATTATGAAACTTCGAAGTTTATGATAGATGGAGTTCGCCATTCAATTTTAAGAAGACATCTTTAGTAATTTTGATGTTATAATATAACTATATTTCACATATAAATTATGGCTAAAATTAAACCTGGTAATTTTTGTCCTCTTATTAAAAAAGATTGTGTAGGTATTAAGTGTGCTTGGTTTACACAAATGAGAGGAACAAATCCAAATACTGGAGAACCCGTAGATGAATGGGGTTGTGCCGTAACTTGGATGCCAATTATGGCTGTTGAAATTGCTCAGAAATCAAACCAGACGGGAGCAGCTGTAGAATCTTTCAGAAATGAAGTTGTTAGGGCAAATCAACAAAATCAAGAAATTTATTATAATGCCTTACAGCAAACTGTGATCCCAGCACAGGTATCACCACTAAATATACCAATAAATATGTTAGATGAACCTAAAGAAGAATGAGACTTACTATTGTCCCTTCCGACAAAGCAATTATCGTTGATGGACATACTTATTCTGGAATAACCACAGATTGGTCTTGGTGCCCAGAAAATGTTCATGCCCTTCAGTGGTATGACACTTGGGGAGAAATTGAGTATAGTGATAATTCACTAAATGAAAAAATAGAAAGTTTGGGAATCTATCAAGAAGGATATGATATCTTTATGCGTCATAAGGAAGGTCTAGAAATTGAAGAAATTGAAAAACAAGAAGAAATTGAAAGAACTACAAATTGGGATAGAATTTTTAGAAAAATAAGAAATTGTTTACTTTATGATAGCGACTGGACTCAAATGCCTGATTCTCCATTATCAGAATCTGAAAAAGAATCTTGGAAAAATTATCGTCAACAATTAAGAGATTTACCTCAATCGATCACAGTAACTGCCAAAGAAATGAATGATGAATCTCATGATCAGTGGCCAGTTCCTCCTAGTTAATTTTTATGAAAATTATTGATGATTTTTTATCTGATAGTGAATTTAATCAAATTTTTAATTTAATATCTGATTGTGAATTTCCTTGGTTTTTTGGAAAGGTTGTTAGTGAAAGTCAATATTGCCAATTCACTCATTGCTTTTATCAAAATGATGAACCATCTGGATATTTTAGATATGTAAGATTTTTAAGAGAAAAATTAAATGTAAAGTCTTTAGTTAGAATAAAAGCAAATTTAAATCCAAAAACAGAAAAAATAATAGAGCATATTGATGCATGGCATACGGATTACTCTGATATAACTACTGCTATTTTGTATTTAAATACAAATGATGGATACACTTTATTTGATACTGGGAAAACTGTTAAGAGTGTTAAAAATAGAATAGTAATATTTGATAGTAATATCAAACATACTGGCACAACATGCACTGATCAACCTGCTAGAATTGTTGTCAATATTAATTTTGTTTAATCCCCTTGACACCAGTGCCAAGACCCCTTATAATATGGGGGTAATCAACGGAACCACCTAATGAGCACCGCACAAGAAACCGTACAGGGTATTGTGATTGACGTATGCACTCGCACCTTCCTGCTGCTGAGCGATCAAGGCAGTGAGCGTCGTGTAGAATGTGATACCGTCCAAGAGTTTATGAACGTTCTGGAAGTTGTGACTGCACAACTGGACCCTGAGCAAATCGAGTATGCTGACCTTGCCATTCGTGGTGAGCAAAACTAAATAACAGGACAATGGAAGTTTTCACTGTGGAAGAGTTTCAAGAGAGGTTTGATGAACTGATGGAACGTGTTGAAAATGGA